CCTTTTGGGCTTCTTCTACCTTATTTTTAGCCAGTAAAAAACTAACTCTTTCATTATGTAATGTTACTTGTCTTTCATTAAAGTAATCTTTGGTTTCCTCTAACAGGTAGGTAATGTTTATTCCTTTCTTTTCGTACTCTTCAGACAAGTTAGGTAGAATCTCTCCTTCTATTTCTTCTGCTTCATCTTTATCCAGTTTTTTACCCCGTAATTTTCTAATGTAAATCATTTCAATATTCTCAAGTGGGGCTTGTCTGTACTTACGGAAATATTCCCAACACCAGGATGATATTTTTTGGGCTGTAGAACTCTCAATATAATCTTGGTTCCATATTTCCTCTAACTGACGTAGATACTCTGTTTGGGTAATTAATCCTATGATTATTTTACGTTCAATCATTTCTTGAGGTTTTTCCTATTTCATCAAACATTGGCTCAAACTTATTATTAGAATAAGTTTTACCATTTCCATTATTTCCGTAATCAAAGTTTTTCATTTCATTTGGGTCATCGAGCCATCTACTTTGATTTAACCACGTCGTAGGTAAAGGAATGAAATCTTTGTTTTGCCAGCGGTCACTTTGTTTTTGGGCTATTATAGCACTTCTGATTTGTCTCCAGGTTGGCTTGACTCCAGTTTTCTTGGTACATAGTTTATTCCAACTTGTCAAGGCTTTACCTTTTTCTGCTTTTCTTGGATAAAGTTCCCAGAAATTATTAAATTGATTGGGAGTGATAAATCTTGTTAATTTTGGTAAATCTTCTTCTTCAAACGAAGTTAATTTTAATTTGTTATTGTTTATTACTTTGTTATTATTATTAACCCTTACGGTTCCGTTAGGCCAATCCCTTACGGTTCCGTAAGGGATATCCCTTACACCATTTTTTATGGTTTCTTGGTCTAATTCTATATCCATACTTTTAATTAATTCTTCCCAATTAATGTAATAATATTCTTTTGGAGGAATACCAATAAGTTTGGTTTCTATAAGGCCTTTGGTTTTTAATGATGTCTTACAATTACGAATTCCTCTATCTGTGAATCCGTATTCTTCAATTAATTTTTTATGAGTAATGTAGAAACCATCTTCTATTAAAATTTGCTTGTCTTGAAAATACTTATATTTATCAATTAAATTTGATAAAAATATTGCGGTATCAGGTCCGAATTGTTTAATTAATTTCTTATTAACCACTAAATAAGATTCAGAGGATAGAATCTCTAATGCAAATGATTTACTATTCATTTTCTTGGTTTAACAAAAACAGACAGGTTTTCAGAAAGAAGCCGCTTCCTTACTAACCTGCCTGTTGCTTATGACAAACAAAAAACCAATAAACTTAGAAAATTCTTCTTTATGTCGGCTTTCATAAAAAATGTGAATTTGTAATACCTTAATATTTAAGGAAATAAGAACACAAAGTTACAAAATTAATTTAAGAATAAAAAATTCTTTTAAAGGTATTTTGCAACTATTTTAGATTTAAAATTTTACTTTGTACGGGTTCTTATAGGCTTCTCAACTTTGCCGGTCCACTCCCAATACATAAATTGCAGAGATCTTAATTGTCGCTGCTTATCTTGTAGCCAAATTGCTGAGGCACTATTTATACAACCCTCAGGGGGTCGTTTAATGACGTGCAACGACCCAAGCAAGAAACCAGAGGATCTTGCTTTAGGGGGCTCTTTACGAATACGAACAATGTTTCCAACTTGATAATGTCTTTGATGAGGCATTACTTTTCCTGGTTCTTCCCTTATCATTCCTCACCCTCCCACAATTCACTGGTTTTATTATTAATGTACCCGTGATTATAAAGACCGTGTTTAATCGGAATAGAAAATGATTCAGGTTTTCTTTTCCAGGTCAGCGTTTTCCCATTTCTTCTTGCCCGAAGGCGTGTACCATCTGCATTTTTAGCGGTTAAATGCTCAAACCGATTTAATTTTTCACAGTTTTCCCTTGTTACCTTTTCCATTATTTTTTGATATAAAGATTATAAGCACGTTCAATAATTCTACCAGCTCTTGAAGGAGCATATTCTTTTATGTAAAGATATCCAGCCCAGCGTTCAAATTGCCCATAGTCCTCAATACACCATTCTTCGTGAGCTTCACAGAATTCAGGAGTAAAATATTTGATTACATCAACACAATAATCTTGGAATTTATATCCAATTAGTAATTTGTTCATTTTAAAAATCTCCTTTTCTTATTCGGTAAACAAAATCACGGAAAGTTTCTTTTTCTTTTGCCGTTGCCTGTACAAACTTTTCTTCTTTATACTTTTTAATTCCTTTTTGGAATTCAGGTAAGCAAACAGGGCAACAAGCGTGTCCTGAAAATAGAATACCCCCAACCGAGGTTGTATCTTCTGTGAAATCTCTATTACAGAAATCACATATTACCAAGTTTCCCGGGTCAACGTTTATAATTTCCCAACCTTCAAACGGATTATTCATCTTCTAAGTCCTCCTCTTTCTTAAATGCAAACATAGCAGTTCCATAATTGTTCTCATCCACATAAGCACGTGGTTCTAAGTAGATTTCATCTTCTGTTACAAGTTCACCAACTGTAAAAGAATCGGGGTCAGCAAAAAGACGATCATTTGCATCGTCTACATTTACCAAATCCATAGCTTCTCCTGTAAAGGTTTCATTCAGTTCATCTTCAAAGACGACTAATGTTGCTCTGTAAGTTTTCATTCTTCCCCTTTTTTAATTATTTCAAAACATTCTTTATCACACCACTTTGTTCCATTCTCATATTTGATACGATATGTACCATCCTCTTCATCTTCTTCAAGTAATTCGTAAACATTGTTTATTTCAAAAACATTTGCCCAATATTTTAATCTATTTTCTTTTAAAGAAATACATTTAACCCAGACAACATCATTCTGTTCTTGGTTAATAATCGCACATTCATCTTGTACGATAGGGTGCCATGTTTCACTGATAGTTCCGTGTGGTTCATAATTCTCTCTTGCCCAAGCACGAAACTGAAGTTCTTCTTCAGAATTCAATTCACGAAACAAAGGCTGTTTACGTAATTCTTCTGATTCCTTTTCTTGTTCCTTGAAATAAGTAGGTGTAAAAACCTTTTTGTAAGTAGTACCATCGGGTAATTCAATCCAATCGGCAGAGTTCAGACTTTCCTCAATCCTATCAATTACCTGATTACGTATTCTATAATCAGTATAATCAATTTTTGAGTTGTTAAGTAATCCATCTAACAGACCCCTTAACCTAATCCCTGTTTCCATTTTTAAAAATATTTAAACGGTTTAACTTCATTTTTTAAATCTTGAATATATTTTGCAAATACATCACCGTCAAACCTTGAATTATCTTCTCCAAGATATTGAATAAGATAAAACCTTAAATCTTCGGCAGACATATACCCCATTTCAAGCATAGCAAATAGTTCTGCAAGAAAAATATAATCTTTTTTTGTCATTTTTCAATGATTTTTAATATACGTTATTAATTCTTTTGCTTGTTTGTCAGTTAAACTACCTGGATCTCCTTGTATGGAAACGTTCCAGGCATCAACTCCACGAAAACGTAATTCAGCTACAAGTTTTTTTGCTTGTGATTGAGCTTGTATTTCATCATCATACACAACTGCAATTCGTTTAAAGATTGAAGACATTAGTTTTACTTGATTATGGGTGTATTGAATACCACTCGTAGCAAAACTTGAATCACCCAATCTCCAAACATCTGTCGGTCCTTCAACACAAATACCAATCTCAGGGTTCCAATTTTCTTGTATTCCATACAGTATTTGTTTTCTTCCCATCAATTCATATTCATCTGGACAGGCATAATATTTGTTTGGTTGTTTTCCAGTTACATCCCGAGAATCAAAACTCACCATTTCCCCGTTCCAAAAGTATGGAATAAAAATACGGAAACGATAATAGTACATTCCTAACTTTGAGGTAGGACTGGTAGCACGTATTTGATATTTTTCTTCTATCAAATTAGGGTCAAACATTCTTTCACGTAGATACTTTTTCTGTTGTGTTTTCAAATAACTTAAACCTGAAGGGATTTCAAATTCTCTTTTGGTTTTAATTTTTTGATGTAGGATAGTACGGTTAATCCCATACTGTGGGAGAATTTCAGTGACCTCATTTTCTTTAAGGCCTGTCAATTCAGCAATGGTTTTAACGGGAGCGTGCCATCCACAACGCCAACAGAAATAATATTCTTCGTTGATGTTCCATCCAAGATGGTATCCTGGGTTTCCTTCACAGAAAGGACATTCAACGTTGACCCATCCCGGACGACAATGTTTATGTCCTTCCGTTCTGTGATCAACGTTGAAATCTCTGTACAGACGTATTACGTCCATAACCATTTTTTAATAAACCCACTCGCATCTAATTCGGAGATTAGGTGTTGTGGGTACGTTTTCTTCATAATTTCTCTTTTTATGTTCCATATACCAACGGAACGATTTTCTACTGAAATTCTGTTGAAAGAAGCTTTCAACATTTCTAACGTTAATTCATTCTTTTCCATTTTTCTAAATATTAAGGTTAAATAATTCCTGCGAGTACAAGACAACTCTTTACTGAATTTGTTTTACATTCATCACACCATCCACGATCACAATCAGGTTCGTAGCTGTAGGTAGCATTACAATCTTTGTTTGTACAGATTGCTGGGACCACGCTGTCCCAAGTCGAAGCTTCAAGCATTTCTTCTACACTTTCGTAGCCTTCGGATTCTGCTAATGTCTTTAATTTACTCATTTCATTTTTGATTAAGTGGTACAATATTTACATCTAAAATTTCATCAAAATCACTTTCATACAAATCATTACTATGGCACCATAAATGATTTCCTTCATTAAGTACTCTGTACCTGATAGGCACTCCGTTTAAGACATCTAACTCTACAATCTTATTGTAAATTCGTCCTTTAATTCTATTTACAAATTTCAAATTTTTCATGTTTTAATCATTAAATAGCTTTTAAACAAATCCATTAATATGGACTGGTCTTCATATTGTTTGCCATCTAATATTTTGGTAATTACTTTTTCTTTCTTCTTAAGTAAAGTAATTATCTTTTCTTCAATAGTACTCTCCCCAACCAAATTCCATATTGTAACCTGTTTTGTTTGAGTAATACGATGTATTCTGTCTGCTGCTTGATTTAATTCTCCAGGAGACCAAGGAAATTCAATTATGGCTGCATTAGACGCCGCTGTCAAAGTAATTCCTACTCCTGCTGCCTTAATATTTCCGATAAATAATCTTGTTTTAACATCCTTTTGGAATTTATCTACAGCTTCTTGTCTTTGTTTTTGGGAAACACTCCCGTCTACCTTAACCGCGATATGTTTAAATTTTTCCATTAACTGAGAAACAACCTTTTTATGAACGGCAAATACAACCAGTTTCTCACCACTTTCTAAGAAATTTTCAATCCATTCAATTATTTGGTCAATTTTACCTTTCACTGCTAATTGTTTAAGTAATTCAATTTGTGCAAGGACTGGTGCAGAAGCAATTCTTTCAAATTTATGTTCTTTTATCAAACGTATCTCATCTGTGGTTAGTTCTTCACTAACTTCAATATCATTACGTTTGGCAAATTGTTTTAATTCTTCCAGGATTTCTTCCGTAAGATTTTCTGTATTGAATTTCTTTTTTAAGAATTCTACAAATTCTGTTTCTGCCTGGTCGTATTCTATTCTATTGTTAATCTCGAATGGTACTTTAATGATTTGTTTTTCAGGTAAATCTTTTAGTACATCTACCTTCTTTCTTCTAATCATTATCGAACTTGATAGAATTTTATTCAATCTTAACGTATTTGTAGCACCATTTTTATCCCATCCAAACCTTGTCTTCTTTGCTCCACAAAATTCAATAGCAAAATCTGTCGCATCAGGAAATATAGAAGGATCTATTACCTTCACAATATTATATATCTCAATTGGTTTGTTTTCAATTGGTGTACCTGTTAAAGCAATCAACCTTGGAACTGATTTAACCAGTCTTTTAAATGCTTTTGTTCGTTTTGCTTTATTATTTTTGATGTAATGGGCCTCATCAAATATTATCACATCAAATTGTTTTAACTTTAAATGTTTCTCCCAATAAGAAAGGATATCATAGTTGATAATAACATCATTACTCTTAATTTTGTGTGGAGTAGTACCATTTAAAATTTCCATATCCAACAGAGCCCATTTTTCTGCTTCCCTTTGCCAGTTAATTTTCAAGCTGGCTGGACAAATTACTAAAACTTTTGAGAATTCTGGATGTAGTTTTAGCCAAGATAAAACTTGAACAGTTTTACCTAAACCCATTTCATCTGCTATCAAAGCTCTTCCATTCTTTTGTTCTAAAAAATGAACACCTTCTATTTGATATTTGTAGAGTTCCTCTACATTAAGATTCAAAGAAAGTTTTTTTACTTCATCTTCCTTTTTATCCCAGTTTTGAAGGGAAGGACTAAATACAAAATTTAATTCTTTCAGTAGTTCTATTAATTTTTGGGTAATATACCCTTCCCAATAGTCGGATTTCATTTTAACATCAGGAAAAGAAGCAATCTTTCTAAAAGCTTCTTTGTCTGAGTAAGAAAAACAAATTTTAATAACCTGTCTTTCCTTAATCAGATTTGCAGTTCTTATCATATTCCTCTTATTCTGTGATACATTTCACGTTTCTTTTTTAAATACCTTCTTGCGTGAAGGATAGCTCTTTTTTCAATTCTTGTGTAGAAGCCTGTTTCCTGGACAAAATAACAATATCCTTCTTTATCTGGGACGAATACATCCTTGATAAAACATCGAAAATCTCCTACCTTTGAAATCAGTATTGTTGCCATAAAGTCGTGCCTTTCTTATTGGTTATTAAATTTGTATCCAATTTTCTTAGCATATTTTTCAGAAATCACCCCATATTTATGCGGATAGAAATACCCATGGCAAGGAATAACTTCTTTTAAGGAGTGGAAGATAGTAGCAACTTTTCTATACTTTTCAAAATAAGGTTCCCATCCCAGAAGATATGTACGATTTTCTTCAGGACTTTGTTCAATTTGTAATCCCATAAATGTTTTCATAGTATAATTAATTTAGATTTTATTTAAACGTTCAATTATTTGGTTAATTTGTTCCCAGATGATATGGAGCTTCTCATCTTCATCTGACATCCATTTGTCCAGCAGTTCATCATTCCAATAAATCAATTGAGCCCGGGCAGATTGAATTTCGATTCTCATTTGTTGTTCAGTTTTGGGGGTCCACCTTTTTTTAGAGGGAATAATTTTTTTATCCCCATATCGTTTCATAAATTCATTAGGCATTGTAGTCAGGTTTAAGGATAATACCTTCAAACAGAATTTCATTATCATCTTCATCTTGTATGAAGCAGGAGTCCTGGAAAAATTTCTGTTTTTTCCCTTTACCAGCCACTGATTGGTTCTTTTTCCCCTCTTTCTCAAAAACCTCCTTATATGGCATGGCAATACGAAGCTTTTGTGCAGCATTGAGATTTCTTCGCTGCATTTGATGCTTTATCATCCATAGTTTAATTTCATCAAGGGTTTGAAAATCCTCTTGCACAGGATTTCGGGGTAATTTTTTCTCCCCCTTATAACCAACTTCAATGGCAACTTTTAAACGGGTATGACCTTCTAAAACCAATTTACCGACTTCAGGGAACTCCTTATAGAGAATAGGATCATGAATACCATGCTGGCTAATGTCCTCTTTAAGCTGTGCATACAATTCACTCTCCATTTCAGGAAGAAAGCTTTTCAGTTCCCGGATTGTAATAAATCCATCGTGTTCGTCAGCAACTTGATATTCAGTGCCGAACAATGTAATAGTTTTTTCTGTAGCATTCATGGTTTCAAGGTGTTAAATTTGACATATGATTATGGTTCTTCAAACTTAACACAAAAAATTATAAGTTGTTATTTCTTCATTATGAATTCTTTATTCCTGCAATCTGCTCTACAAATTATATTAATGGCACCTTAATTAAAAAGGGAGACTCATCCGCCTCCCTTTTTATAACATCCCCTCATCAGCAAAACTGGTGTATCCTTCCGGCATCAATATCAAATGATCAAGCAAATTGATGTCCAGGAGTTGTCCTGCTTCCTTCAGCTTATTTGTTATTTGAATATCTGCATCACTTGGCTGAGGATTCCCAGACGGATGATTGTGGGCAATAATGATTCCTGATGCATTTGCTTTCAGTGCAGTCTGATATACAGTTTTAGGATCAATAACGGTACCTGAAAGTCCACCAACTGATACCAGAAAATACCCCAACACCTTATTAGCCCTGTTCAGGAAAAGCGCATAAAAACATTCCCTGAGCTCAATTGGCTGGCCCCATATTCTGCGAAATACTCTTTCTGCATCAGCAGAACCGGTGATGGTTATCCTTTCTGAAGATTTGACAACAGGGCTGTATGAGATTTCAATTTCAGAAACACGGAATATGGGGTCCTCTTTCATTCTTGGTAGCATTTCTTCTGGCATAGTGTTTCCATCTTTCGGAAATGGCAATTTACGTTGTGCTGTTTTATTCATAGTGCTGGTTGTTAAGTGTGAATACTCCATCCAGGCTGTTTCTCTGGGTCAATGCTGACTGAAAATGTTGGTGCCCCTCCATTTCCATACCCATCATGAGGCCCATGAAATATGAACCCACCGTTCAGGACAAACTGTCCATCCCTGAGGATTTCAAAGTAGAGAGACAAGGGAGCGAAATCAGCAAAGAGTTTGACTTCATTTCCCTGATCAGAATAGCGTTCAAACCTGGCAAAAGTCTTGTTAAAACTCTCTTCCAGGTGATGTTCTGTGGCATAGGCTTTAATTTCAGCCAATTTGCCATTGGTGTGATCGTTTATCATTTTCTTGTTTTTATGGATTAGAAAATAAGTAGCACAGTCGTCTGAAGTGATTGAAATCACTGGACTTGCTGGAAAGTAAAATTAATAATTTTGGATCAATTTTAATCTGAACTGAGCATCCCATTTTCCAGGACAACAGATACCACAACTGGCTTCTCTGGTAGGTTTCTTATGACGTGGGTATTCTTTTCCACATCCAGGACAAACCAAAGAGTATTTAGACTTGGTAGGCTTTACCTCTTCTGAGGAGTAACACCTTCTACCATCACAACCAATGGTTAAGGCGATACGTTGCCATACGGAGTCGTGGTTAGCCTTTTTGTAGATAGTCCAATGGATTGCATGAGCTACCTCATGAAGTACCACATTCCTTACCACCTCCAGGTTATCTCGATTTTCTTTTACCAAAAGGTAAGAAATCGTTATCAGTTTTTTACTGATCATACATCTGCCAAATCTTCTCTTAGCACTATCCCATTCCCATTTCCATCCCAAATCTGCAATATTGACTGAGTTACCCATTACTTCATACTGAGTACTCATCAAAGTATTGATTTCGGATTCAATTTTAAGGTTGATAGCGTTCCTCGGCGCAAAGTATTTCATCTCATCCTC